TCTAAAAATGTATTTTCTTCTATGTCTTGAATAAGAATTATGCCTCCAGCATTAGCATCTTTTTCGCTTAGATAGTAAAGCTGATCTGGAGCATCTAACGGCACAGTAAAAACTATCTCGCCAGACTGAACAGAATTGTGGCTAATTATGTTGCTATCAGTTGTATACTGATCTAAAGGACCTTCAGATCTAGAAGTTTTAATACTAAACGGGTTATTTAGGCTAGTTACTGAAAAACGATAAGTTTGCCCTCTATACAAAGTTAAAGTAGGGTTTCTAGTTAGTCCGTCTGGGGTAAACAAATAAGCATAACTATCGCCTTGATCTTCTAAAATAACTGTATATGTACTATCGATATCGAGCTGTTGTCCAGAAATTGTTATAGGATCTGGCCCGTACGGTAACCAGTAATATTGCTGGAAATTTACAAATTTGTCCCAATCGATGTTTGGATTCCAGCTATAAAATTCTTGTTTGTTTAACCTTTCATGGTTATCAACTATTCCATTTAATACACTAATTTGATTAATATAGTCTATATAATCTTTAAAAAATTTAACATTTCCAAACTCATCTTCATAAACCAAAGAAGGCTCTAATTGGTAATCTTGTCTTAACTTATCTGTAGCTGCTAAAAATATATCATCAGATTTTACACTTTTAGCATTCTGACGACCAATAAATCCACTAATCTTTTTTACTGTTCCGGGCTGTGTTAACTGATCTAATGTCGATGCTAAAAATTTCTTATTGGCATCTGTTCTATAAAATCTAGGCAATAAATCTGATGTCTTGCGATTATTTTTATTTGTAATAGGAACTGGTGATTCGTTATCTAAAGACATTCTTAATTTCCTGATGAACTAATTATACTTTGTTGTATAGAATATGTTGACGATGAGCTAATTGACCCTGTTGATTTGATCCGAGTAGCAGTTACAGCAGTTATAATTTCAATATCATCAATGGTCGCACCGTTAACAAATATTTGATCTTTTTCGGCTTTAATTTCCATTAAGCTACCAAAAGTTAAATTACTCTTTTTTGGTACGATAACAAAGTTTACAATGCTTGTTGCTAATCGGTTCATAACAAACGTTGATAACTCTGTAAAATAAAAATTATCTCCAAAATCCCAATTATCAATAGTAAAGAATTCATTAATGGCGCTAATCACTTTGCTTTTAACATCATTATCACTTATAACTATCTCTGTATTTTTAACAACTTTAAATGTGGCCTGTAGATCTATGCTAGCATTGCTTCCAAATAAAATCTTGTATCTAGCTGGATGATATATCACCTCATCGCTTATACTTTTAATAAGATTTAAATCTGCTGATAACATATTGTACAAAGCGTCGGTACTTGGAGGTAAAGGCATTACTGTTCTAGTACCGTCTAAATATTCTCTAAATTCTTTATCATACTGCTTAGTTAAAACAAAAATATCAATAATATTAGTAATGCCAGGATCTATTCTTGTTTCATAATCAGCATTATGAATATACTGAAATTTTAAATTACTTCTGCCTTTATAACATTTATAGTCTAAGCTAACAGCTAACTCAGCAGTAGTCTTATTGAATTTTTTAACAACATCAGCATCAATAAAATAAAAATACTGGCTGTCATTATAAATGCTTAAATCAGTTATTAAAGACTCTGATTCTTTAATAAGAACAGTAAGAGATGAGTTATCAAAATACTTGTAATCTTCTTGATTATCTTCTATAGTATAAAGTTCCTCTATAACATAATAAGTTTGTATATCTGTACTCGATGTGGCTGTAATATTATCAAATATTTCTGGATTATCGACTACGCCATCATCATCTGAGTCAGCAAAGCTAATTTGAATTTTTTTAGTGTCTAAATACCCGTCTAAACCTTTATACTCTTCAACTATTTCTAAGTCTTGATCAAAAGTAAAAGCATTTAATGTAGCATTATCTCTGTTAATACTTAATAATCTAATTTTATCTTTTTCGATAGTGTTAGTTCTAGTATCATAAATTTTATCACTAGAATCATAATAAAATCTAATTTGTTTGTCACTTTCAAAAATATACCTTAAAAACCTAAAACTAACAGTATAATATTCAGAATCAGAAATAAAACTTACTAACCAACTACTGTCAGCTTTTTCATTAGTATTATAACCAGCTTGAGCTAAACTAAAATTATCTGTTAAATTTAAATTAACTTCGTAGACAATTGCCCAAGAACTAGTTGCTACATCATATCTTAAACCAAAAGGCTTGTGAGCATATATTAAATCAATAATAGAGCTAATGACATTCTTATTTAAAGTAGTTTTAAAAGGAGCAATTATTCTAACTAATTCAGCAGTATTAGGGATAATGTCATTTAACTTAATCGTTCCAAAACCAGAAGTCAAAATACCAGTTCCTCCGTTAGTTCCATCTCCTGCTACTGACACTACCTTAGAATATAGGTACTTTTGTACTCCAAATTGACTAGAATTTAATGTTAACGCATTATTATCTAATGTATTAAAATAATAATTTCCCGGGGCTTTAAATTTTAGCAAGGCCCCGGGTAGCACCGACTTTAATAAACTACTTGTATAAGTGCCTACTTTGATTGCCTGTGTCGAAAAGCTATTTTTAAAATATCCTGTTGATAAGTTAGTTTCTTCGGTGACGCTAACCCAGATTGTATCTACTGGAATTATTTTTGTAAACTTGTCATAGTAATAATCTCTAAGACTTGCTTTTGACATAAAATCGTATAACTGATTATAAATTGTAGATTCAATATCTGTTTTACTACTAAACTTAAATTGAAAACTATCGATAAACTCTTCTTTAAAAATTAACCCGTCATCGGCAAATAAATTAGTTTTGCTATATTTTCCTGTAGGATCTACAAGATCAAAGTAGCGACTTATTCCACTACTAGATCTATTAACTGCTTTAACCTTGGCTATCTGTTGACTAACGCTAAATGGACTAAGACTGTAGTCCTCGGCTGTTATCATTCTATTTTGAGTATAATATGTTGCCGGTGCTCGTTGTTTAATATTAGCTGAAGTTTCTGCGCTACTACTATTGTTTACACTAGTTACCAAACTCAATGTAATTAATATGCTTTCAGGTTGATTAAAATTACTTACATATGGAATTTCTATACTAATATTTCTCATATCTCTTGGATTTATTGTATAGCTAATTCCTTCACTTGTCCTGTAATAAACCCTAAAACTCCCTAATGGAAGATTTCCAAAAACTCCGTCACTAAACTGTAATGTTACCCTATCATTAACACGAGTAATAGCAGAATAGAAATTTCTAATAGATTTTTCTAAACTATTATAGATAACATTATTACCTTCATTGCTACTTAATTTTTGCCAATATTCTGACTCTAATCCTCTGCTATCTAATCTATATAACCATATATCATCATTGTTAATATTGTTAGCATCAATGTCTAATGTTTCATTAGTTGAAGGCTGCGTAAAATTAAAAGTTCCTTGACTTAGCTGTCCTTGCTTAAAAAACATATAAAAACCAGTATTAGAACTAGCATTACCTTTACCATCATTACGATATAAAAAAGCTAATCGATTACCTCGACTTGGAGGCTCTTCATATATTTCATCTTTATTCTTAAAAGTAGAGCTAACAATTTCAAAACTCATTGTTCTCCCATCTACACTTTTATCAAAACTGTAAATTGGAACATCTAAATTACTACTTTGAAACCTGTATTGCTCCGTAGGTATACCATAGATAGTCTTCTTATCTTCAGGACTTCCAAACTGCCTTGTGGCTGGTAAAGCAGCATTTAAAATTTTAATAAACTGGTCATACCAATTAATATTACTTGGATCATTCCAAGTAATAACCTGTCCGGTTAAATTCCTTCCATTGCTGTCTAAAACATTTTGCGTAGTTTGTACGCTGGTAATTTTTAACAATCCACTTCCAGCAATATTTCTTTTAGCATTATAGCTTAGTAAACGTGCTAATCTTAAAACACTTTCACGACGTTCAGCTAATTCTAAAAAATTATCCCTACTATTAAGATCAATACGATAAGCAATACTTTGCCCTAAAAAAGCAATTAAATCAATTAAAGCTAGATACTCACTACTTTCAATATAATCATTAAAATCTTCTGGATAATTTTCTCTTATATAGCCGATCATTACCCTGCGTAAATTCTCAAAATCATAACTTTGAAAGTCCGCACTACGAAAACTTTGATATATTCTACGCCAATCTTCGGCAACTAATAATCTATTTTGTCTATCGGTTATTGACATTTTTATTCCAGTTTTATATATTTATTTTGATAATAAACTACGCAGTTAACCTATTACTATACCATTTTCTTGGTCAAATCTAAGTTGTAAAGCTTCTTGTATATTATATGGATAGTAAGTTAGCATACACTCTATCTGTATTCCAGATTCGTACGTGGTAACAATAACTTGATCGGCACGAGTCCTAGGATCATAGTTTATAATTTGCTCAACATTGCTAATAACAGCAGCTTTTAAATCTTCAGTTAATGGTTCAAACAATATATCCCATATAATAGTACCGAACTCTGGTTGTTCAAGCCTTTCACCCATACGTATATGAAAATGATTAATAAGATCCTGCTTGATTAATTGTAAATCATAAAGACTAAAACTATTCCCATCAGTTGAAACTGTGCTAAACCCTTTATAGGTTTTTGTTCCTGGCAATGATTTAGTTTTAGCGTTAGTTAAGGTAATTTTATCATATAATTTGCTACTTGCTGTCATTGTCCCCACGACCCTTCATCATCTGTATTTTCTTCTACTGGCGGATTTCTTTGAAAAGTATCAATAGCTGTTGTATATTTTCTCCAATGACTTGCCGGCTCGGACATAGTTTCAGTTGGAGTTACATCACTAGCTGGACGATACCTGTCATCACTATCTCTATCAAGTCCTGGACTTTCTCCTTCCTTTTCAGGCTTAAACTTCATTGGATCTAAATTTTCATGATGAGGGTAAGGTTCATATGTTGGAACCCTACGTAACAACGTATCTAATTCAGTTAAACTTTCCCACTCGTCTTGCGCCGATAGATCAGGTAATTTATGAGTTTTTAAATATAATGGTATTGTGGATTTAGCCGTAATTCTAGCTTCAACGGCATCTGTTGCTGTTTCGGCAGTAGCAGCAGTAGGCCCATTCATATGAATTACTCCGGCTGTTTCAATAATTGCGGGGCCGGCTAGCGTTTCGTTATTTCCGCCGCTAGTTGTTCTGACATACCCGCCTACATTAACATCTTGGTTACCACCAACTGTAAATTTATGATACCCATCTATTGTATAATCAACATTTACTCCTACTAAATTCACTCGCATATCTTTATAAAGTCTTATATCAACTCTATCTGGTGTCTCACCATTTACATCTTCAATTGGACTACTAGTTTCTTCATCACTAGATACAGGATCAAAAGGATCTTGATTAGTAGAAGGCATTGGTCCGAATTGTGCTCCACTAGCTCCGTTTCCTCCAGTAAGACTAATACCTTTAGCTATACGCCAATCGAGTCTCCCATCGATGTTATGAGTATAATCTGTGGCATAATACTTCTTAACATCATTATTTACTGTTTGGCGATACTCCTCTTCTATGGTTTCATCTTTTCGATTTTTAATATGAATTTTCTGATCTCTATCAACAATAAGAACATGATCTTTTACAACATTAGTATGCATTTCTCCATGCACTTTAATATTGAAATTTCTACCTACTTCTAAATTAAAATCTCTATCTGAATAAAAATTAAAATCTTTCCTAGTTCTTATATTAATATTATCATCAGCAAAAATATCTATCTTTCCATCGCTTGTAAGCTCTATCCAAGTTGTACCTCTACTATTAGAAATATAAATCAAATCTTCACTATTATGCAAAAGAATTTGATGTCCTGTTCTAGTTCTTAACCTTATAAGTTCGTTATGTGGCCTATCTCGTAACCCTGTTTCATTCTCCTCTACATTTTTATATATAGGAGGACCTTCCGTAGGTAATGTTTCACGTTCCCACTTGTCATCACCATCGTCCATGACAAAACTACTACCACCAAGGCGACTAACAAAAGCATTATTAATTTTACTCTCTGCTTTACCTACCTTTCCTGTTTTTCCATTCTTATCTATTGGTCCTGGGGTACTTATTCCAAAAACCATACTTGGAACTTCTCTGCGAGCACTGCTAGATGTAATGCCCCTTGTGTCGTCTTTTAACAATCCTTGGTCTTCTAAAAACTTTGCTAATGGATGTTCTGGTTTAGGCTTTTTAGTCCCATCTTCATTACCTTCATGAATTTTTTTATTATATTCAGTTCCAGGCACACGAGATTTTTCTATGTCTGTTTCTCTACTATCTTCAACAATATATTCAGTAGCAGCGAACCCTGGTGTACTAAAATTCATATTTTCATTCATTAAAGGACACCCAATCCAGTACCCTTTCTTTTCATCACCGTTTAAGAAAATACAAACTACATAACTTCCTACATCTGGTGGAACCATCCAAAATCCATAACTCTTCTGAGTCTGATCGTGAGTATCAGGATCCTGACCTAGATAATCGTAGCTAGTCACTCCATAAAACGGACTAAGATATTTTACTGTTCTAATCTGAGCGCTAGCTGCTTCATCGCTTCCAACTTCTCTCATTAGCTGTACTTCAAGCACACCATTATAAGTTTGATCGACAACACTGACAACCTTGGCTAGACAAGGAGTCCCATCTTTAGTTGAACTATTCGGAGACGGTCTAAACTCTTCACTCATAGATTAGTGTCCCCTAGTTCTTGAGCATAGGTGTCTTGTTCATAAGTAGGTTCTAATGATTCTTCCCACTCTACTTCACCATCCCCTAAACCTGTAAATTCTGCATTGTCAGCTTCTTCTAATGGTGATACTAGTTCTATGCCCTGATCATCATCCTTAGGATCAGCAATCTTAGGTGCAACTGGTTTACCTTCTGGAACATTAGGATTATCTTGATTGGGTACTCTAACTAATGATAGCTCTTGAGTAAACTTACCTCGTGAAAAGTTACTTACTATTTGTAATATTCTAAATAACCCACTAAACTGAAATTGTGTTTCTTGATTGCCGAAATCATATAAAGAATTAAATTCAGGTATATTATAACTAGGAGTTAAATCTACTGGATTTCTAAAAAATACAGCGATATAAACCTCTCCATTTTCGTAACTCATTTCACCATCCTGGTTAATATTTTGTCGTTCTGTGTAACCAGCCCGATAATTTCCTGTTCCACTACTTGTTATATAAAATGGATCACCTAATATTGACATATTAAGATTTAACATATCATAACCTTTAATAGCAAGATCATGAAATTGTCTAGCTGCTAATGTAGCAGGGTCATCTGCTTGAAAGGCACCTCCTTGATTAGAAGTAGAAGTTTTTGTTAACACAGGCTTAATAGTATCAGGGGCACTATGGCTTGCTGGGCTAGACCCTTTTTGTGCTGGATCATCTGGTTCGCCTATTTTTTCTGCATTTGACCCGCCAGTAGACTGAGCTACACCTTGTTGGCCTGCTGAATTTTTTCCCATATCAGCTGTTAATGCTCGGTAAAACCCATTCTTAAATTCTAATCTAAGATCAATTATATCTAAATTATTACCAGTGTAATTATAATAATATTTTTTAACTACTTCATTCCACTTGTTTTCTATTCCCGGATTTTTACTATTAGCATTAGCATTCTTTTGAGCATCAACAAAGTATTCTTCAATTCTATAAACTATTTTTTTAGGTGAATAACCAGTTATAGGATCTTCAGCTCCTTTAAAAAATGTCTTGCTGTCAACACGCCACCAACGTATCTGACCTTGTTCAGTCCAATTTTCTTTTTTCAACGCCCACTTAACATAATCGCTAGTTATAATAACCTGATTAATAATATCTGTAATCAATTGCCCTTGATCAAAGGTGTAAAGTCCGTTATTAGAATTAACCTTCATCTTTCCTCGTTTAAACACGCCATCTTCATATACGAAATTATCTTCAGCAAATCCAGTTTCACCTTTGTTATAATTGTCAAAACCTAACTTAGCTGCACCAATTCGATTTAAAGATTCGTCGTCTCGACTTTCATCAGGAAAAACAATATCAATTTCATCATATGATAACGTGTCTTTCTTTTTTACACGATTTTTATAATACTGATTTACTACGTGTTTTAAACTTTTTTCACTTTTACGTAGTAATTGCTCTACAGTTTTTGGAGCATTATCGTCTACAATGATCTGTGTATCTGTTTTCATTTCATTGTAAGTGTCGCTGAATCCACCTTCGTTAAATGGATAAGCTTCCACATCATAAAAACAACCTTTTCGATCCACAGTCATATTAATTTCACGAATTTTTAAAGGAATAAATTTTTTACTAAGCTTATCTTCAATCATTAAATTATCAGGATCATGATGCCCGGTAAATTTTATTGTTAATAACATAGGAACATCAGCATAATTTAAATATTTTTGCTCTAATGCTGCTGCCTGTAATGCTTGAAAAAATAGCCCCATACTATAAGGTTCAAAAATTCTAAAACTTATAGTTAAAGCATTGGTATTTCCAGTATTTTCATTTAAGCCGGCCATACCGACAATTTTCAAATTATCAAGATAAAAATCGAGCTTGCCTGCGGCTGTAGTAATAAGGTCGTCTTCCTTAGCTGCTCCTGCACTGGCTAAAATAATCTTTCCTACTCTGGTATTATCGATATATGTGTTACCATTATATTCAACTTTACTAAGAACACTGAGAGTAAAATGATAGTTACAAACACTATATTCAAATAAAGCATTAGGTAAAATAGCTTTTTGCTCAGGTGGCACTGGGGGCAAAACTGGATTATTGGTGCCTGATACATCAATTTTCCATATACTATCATCTGTGCTGCCTGCAACATCAACACGAAACGTTCCTTCTTGTTGTCCAAAACCTTGCTCTTTATTATAAGCAGGGGTATTTCCTAAATTGCTTAAACCTTTACTACTCAATTCTTTAATAGGAACACCATTGCCCAAACTGGCTAATCCACCAGTTACCTGACTAGTATTTTTTAAAACATTTCTAGCTTTTTCGCCAGTTGTCGTTGCTGCATTTTCTAAATTAGGATAATCCATTATAATCCTAAACTGGTTTTTACATTTTGTATTTTAGGCAAATAAATTTTTACACCAGGAACAAAGTCAAAAACAGGATCACTTAATACATCCATGTTACGCTGTGTGAATACCCACCAAAGCTTGGCATCTCTATACAAATCATAAGCTAATAAATCAGGCCTATATGTATACTGAGGCTCAATGGTATAAAGAATGTCATCTGATTCACGTAATATAGGCCTAATTTTAAAATGACCCATATAATTATTAGTTAGTGGTGTCATTTTCCAAGGACTTGTATCTTTATAAACTGCTTTAGGCATTATAGATATCCTGGTTTATCATTAACATATTTGCCTTGGACGAAATCGTCAAGGTTAAATTTCCTAACTTTCTGTCTACTCCATATTGGCTGACAGGTTACACTAATTGTACTTTTTACAGGAACGTGCGATTTGCTGCCTGTGCTATAAGGATTAGCGCCTAATCCAGCAGCTTGCTTAACCATATTACTGGTATTGCTTGCTAAGTTCATCAACCCTGAAGCAACTCCTAATTTGCCAGCTAAAGCACTCTTGCCCAAGGCTCCTGCTACACCACCAATAGTTCCAACTAATGCACTAGCACTTTCTATACTTTGGCCACCGGATCCTCCAGCTGATCCAAACCCAGAACTAGGCCTTCCTTCTCCTACGCTGACACCAATGTAAGCTACGTCCTGTGGAAGTTCCACAGTAAACCCAGTGACAACAACAGGAATATTTTTAAACACATAATCGCCGTAGCCATTCAGATATACCATAGGTGGAGGATTTCCTGCATTAGCACTTTCACCTGTAAACATTTTTGTTATACTACGCAAATAATGCACAGCAGCCAGCCAATATTCCCCTTGTAAAGCATCTTCAACATTAAATGGTCCGCTTATAGTAATGCTACTTGCGGCACTGTTAACGTAATTGAAATAACTGTAATTGTTATGAGTAGGAGCAGTGCTTTCATATGTAGCATTTCCTGCTAATTGAATAGTTGGAGTAAATGGAAACACTAATCCGCCTGCATTAACTAAAGGCTTAAGAACTGGACTGTTACTAAATTCATCAATTTGTGGCATACTTAGTCGCACACGCCAGTCACTCGAATCCCCGCCTATACTAGCTTTGGCCAAACTAGGCTTATAAGTAGGATTAGCACCCCGTGGAATACTCATACTTCTAATAGCAGACACTACATTAGCTGGATTTCCAAGGCTATTAAGTGCTCCGGCTAACTGGCTAGCACGGTTTAATACTCCATCACCGCCTAAACTTTTTGCCGCACTGCCAACTGTGTTAAATACACTTCCTACTGAATCGAATAAACCCATACCATACTCCTCTAAATTATTTAGTTGACAAAATAAACTACGTAGTTTATAATACCTACAAAGGATCCTTATGACTAAAGTTAACTACCTCAACAACAAAGACTTATTAGACGAAATACATAAAAGTAAAAGTACATTTTGCTCTTTTCTTAAACCAGAATATAATCAATACGATATTATTTTACCAAATGTAGACAAAATTAACATCAGAACCATAGCTGAAGCCAAAAGAAATCGTGCTAAACGCCTAGGACAGCAACTTTTTGAGCAAAGAAAAGCTGCTGGAGAAAAGATTAAACAGGCCGATTGTGAAATTGATTATAGAAAAATTGCCAAGCAAGATCTAGTTTTCAGAATAATGACCTATGAGCATATTCCATTAAATGCTACACGCAAAAAAAATCCTAAAAGTGAAGCAGACGGGCGCGATCGTGTAAACTTTCCTCCTTTCCAACATTGGAAATTTAATGAAGAAGATATACTAACCTGTGTTGGCAAAAGCCATTGGAAGGGTACTATTGAAAAAGGTAAGTTTAATAAAGAACACGGACAAATTACTAACAACCTAGCTCGTATGTACATCAAATTATGTGAACGTTATGCTACTAGAGGTAATGTTAGAGGATATACCTATAACGATGAAATGAAAGGACAGGCTATACTACAACTTACGCAAATTGGTCTACAATTTGATGAAAGTAAATCAAATAATCCTTTTGCTTATTTTACTGCTGCTGTAACTAATAGCTTTGTTCGAATAATCAATATAGAAAAACGTAACCAGGTTATACGTGATGATCTCCTAGAAATGAATGGCATGAACCCAAGTTATAGTAGAACTAGTGAAGGTGAACACGCAGCAGCATTGAAAAGATATGAGTATAATGACGATTGACCTTAACATTTATATCAGTTATAATAGGTCAACGGAGGCTAGATGAGTAATCTATTCGATAAAGTAGCACTATTTACAGACATACATTTTGGTTTAAAATCAAACAGTCATACACATAATCAAGATTGCCTTGATTTCGTAGATTGGTATATTGAACAGGCGAAATTTCATGGATGTGATACTGGAATGTTTCTTGGTGATTGGCATCATAATCGTAATAGTCTTAATATTACTACTATGGATTATAGCCTTAGAGCGCTAGAAAAACTTGGAAAAGCATTTGATCAGTTTTTCTTCTTTCCTGGGAATCACGATTTATACTATAAAGACAAACGAGATATCCACAGTGTAGAGTTTGGCAAGTATGTGCCGGGCATCACTATCGTAGACAAGCCTATGACCATAGATAATGTAACTATGTGTCCTTGGTTAGTAGGAGACGAGTGGCGTAAAATACAAAACAACGAAGCACAATATGTATTTGGTCACTTTGAGTTGCCTTTGTTCTATATGAACGCTATGGTTCAAATGCCTGACCATGGGGAAATACAATTAGAACACTTCAAACAATATGAACGCGGCTTTAGCGGACACTTCCATAAGCGTCAGCACAAACAAAATATGATGTATATTGGCAATGCTTTCCCTCACAACTACTCAGACAGCTGGGATGACGAGCGTGGAATGACCATTATGTCTTGGGGAGAGGATCCTTGGCACATTGCTTGGCAGCATCAACCTACATTTAGAACTGTAAAACTAAGCCAACTTATTGACGAAGCTGACAAAATCATCAAACCTAAGATGCATCTAAGAGTAGCCATTGACATTGATATCAGTTATGAAGAAGCAAACTTCATCAAAGAAAACTTTTATGCCAACTATGAAATTAGAGAATTAACTTTGATACCAGAAAAGAAAGAACTAGAAATAGAAACTAACATCGACATCAAGGCTTTTGAAAGCGTAGATGAAATTGTGATCAATCAATTACTTGGAATTGAAAGTAATAACATTGATAAAAAGAGATTACTGGAAATATATAACAACTTATGATTCGTTTAAAAGAATTAACTGTTAAAAATTTTATGAGCGTGGGTAATCAAACCCAGGCTGTCGATTTTGGCCGAGAGCAATTAACTTTAGTATTAGGCGAAAATTTAGACCAGGGAGGTGATGATTCAGGTAGCCGTAACGGCACAGGAAAAACCACAATCGTCAATGCTCTAAGTTATGCGCTCTACGGCCAAGCACTCACAAGTATCAAAAAAGACAATCTCATTAACAAGATCAATAACAAAAATATGTTAGTGACCTTGACCTTTGAACAAGGTGGTAACAAATATAGAGTAGAACGTGGCCGTAAGCCTACGGTGATGAGATTTTTCGTCAATGATACTGAAAAGAGCATAGAAGAAACAGATGATGCTCAAGGTGATATGCGTGAAACACAAAAGGACATTGATGAATTATTAGGTATGAGTCACACAATGTTTCAACACGTAGTGGCACTGAATACCTACACACAGCCTTTTCTCAGCCTTAGAGCCAATGAACAACGAGAAATCATTGAACAACTGCTAGGAATCACTATTCTAAGTGAAAAAGCAGACAGTCTCAAAGAGCAGATCCGCATTACCAAAGATCAAATACAGCAAGAAACTGCTAACATTGAAGCTATTAAACGCAGTAATGAAAGAATTCAACAGAGTATTAGTGGATTAGAAACAAAACAAAGTGCTTGGCGCAGACAGCAGACTACAGATCTAGAAAAAATAGCTGCCAGTATATTAGAATTAAAGAACGTAGATATAGAAAACGAACTAGTTCAACATAGCAAATTAGAAAGCTATGTTACACTATCGGCTCGCATCACAAGTCTTAACAAAGAACGTGCCACTCTATTAACAGCAGTGGGCCAGGCAGAAAAGAATTTAAAAAAGTTTCAAAAAAATCTAGAACAACTGGCTACTCATAAATGTCCCGAGTGTAAGCAAGGACTTAATCTTGAAATACACGGGGATATGAAAAAGGAAGCTGAACAAGACCGTGATGAAGCCGAACGGTATTATCAAAGTGTAGATGAAAAATTGTCACGAGTAGTAGCAGAGCTAGACGAAATCGGTGACATCAATGGCAGACCTATTACTTTCTATGACACTCTAGAAGAAGCACTCAAGCATCAGAACAATCTTAACACTCTAGAAGCGGCCTTAGTCAAACGCAGTGAAGAAATTGATCCTTATCAAGAACAAATAGACGAGCTGACCAATACGGCCCTACAGACTGTGAGCTGGGATTTAGTCAATGAACTTACTTTGACCAAGGATCATCAGGAGTTTTTACTTAAACTACTGACAAACAAGGACAGTTTTATTCGTAAAAAGATCATTGACCAGAACCTTGCTTACCTTAATAATAGGTTAACCTACTATCTAGATAGACTAGGCTTGCCTCATCAGGTCAGTTTCTTAAATGATCTTAACGTAGAGATCATGCAACTAGGACAAGAACTGGACTTTGACAACCTAAGCCGAGGAGAACGTAATAGATTGATACTTGGACTGAGCTGGAGTTTCCGTGATGTATGGGAGAGCCTTTATCAAAATATTAATCTTTTATTCATTGACGAGCTTATCGACAATGGCCTAGACGCAGCTGGTGTAGAAAATGCTCTAGCTTTACTAAAGAAGATGGGTAGAGAACGTAAAAAGAATATCTACTTGATCAGTCACAAGGATGAACTTGTAGGTCGAGTTAATAATGTTCTTAAAGTTATCAAAGAAAATGGATTTACCAGCTACGCAAATGATTTGGAGTTTGCAGAGTAATGGAGGACTTACACGAAAAATTAATGCGTGAGTTTAGAATATATTTTACAAACTATCAACAGTTTGCAGTTGAAAGAACTATGGCTAGTGCTAGACGATGTAGAATAAATTTGGAAAATATAAAACAACTCACGTATCAAATGAAAAAAGAATTATTACACAGTTATAAATTTAGGCAAAGAAGAGCAAGCGAAAATTATAAACCCAGAGGACAACCTCAAAAACCCAAGGCACCTGACCAAGAATCTGCTACATAGTAGATGTCTTGGTATTATAATAACGAACTAGTAGAACAAATTTCAGAAGAATATATAGGCTTTGTTTATATCATTACCAATCTTACCAACAATAGAAAATACATAGGCAAAAAGCTAGCTAAGTTTGCCAAGACCACTGTACGAGTAGTAAAATTAAAAAACGGCAACAAGAAGAAAAAACGTATAAGAGGCAAAATAGAAAGTGATTGGAAGGATTATTATGGATCCAACGATCAATTATCAGCAGACGTAGCACAGTTAGGCACAGATAAATTCCGCAGAGACATACTTTATTTTTGTAAAACCAAGGCAGAGTGTAGTTATATTGAGGCACGAGAGCAATTCTCTAGGCGAGTATTAGAATCAGACGACTACTATAACGGACATATACAGGTCCGTGTTCATGGCTCACACATCAAAGGCAAACAGTTAAACGGTTAATAGCTAGCGCAGGCTAATTTCGTGCGCCCTAGACCTGGACAATCGTATCACAGGGACGGAATCTTGCCGCCGTAGCAAGAACTCAACCACTACCTCTCGGAGATGAAGACAGTTTAAGACCTACTGTTTGGTTGTTTGAAAAGGATTAAAAGGCCAAAAGAAGGGTAATTCCCTAACGGACATATGCTTGATAGCATAAGTGTATGCTCCTGCCGTCGTGATAAAAACACTGCTCGTGGTACCGGACGACCGCCACTGTAACGCAGTAATGCTATGTGACTCGAGTACTCGGATAATGTAGAGTCGAATTTTGCCCTTAGCGGGCAAAATGTGACTGTCATATCTGGATAATATTAAATCACTTCGTGAAAAACAATAGTTCGAGCGTTAGCGAAGAACAGTTGAACGCAGTTCAACTCTAATAAATATCTACTATGAAAGCTTATGAGATTATCACTGAAGGTCCTCTTGATAAATTAGGAAAATTATCAAAGGTTTTTCGTAAAGAGCAACCTCCTAGAGTTGAACCGAAATTAGGAAATATAGGAGGAGCGGTGAGTGATGAGTTATCTGCTGCTAAACAATGGTACAATAGTCAAAAAACAAAGCCTCAGGTTGACAGTGGAATAAAAGATCAATTTGGTCGTCCTATCAAAAGAGATATGACCGACGACGAAATTCTTGATGCATATAAACAATCTGATCAATATAAAAAAGCGCAAGCACCTGAACCAGCTAAGACTGCTGCTGCTGAAACAGGTAAAATAACAGGATCTCCTAAGACACCTAATGAATTACCAAAGGACAGCTTTCTTTATAAATGGCTATTTGGTCCTATAATTAAATTTTTAGGTTATACTGCAAGTACATTGCTATGGACAGCACTTATAGCTTATGGAGTTTTAAACGACTTTTTCAAATATAGCAATACTGTTGCCAGTATTAAAGCTAATCCTAATTTGTCAGATGTAGATAAAGAACGAGCAATATATCAAGCTAGAGGACAACTAGTAGCTAGTATACCTAGTTCAATAGCTACAGCAGGTCTAGCAAAAGCTGTTCCAATGTTAGTAGGATTTTTACTTATTGCTAAAGCACCACAAAAAACACAATCTATTTTACAATTAGTAAATTACTGGACAGGTCCCGGCGCTTATATCTTACAACAACGTATTGGAGAAAACACACAGGTATATGTTGACTTTTCAGAAAAAGCGTTAACATTTATTTCAGAAAAGCTATGGATGGAAGAAGGTCAAGGCGAAAACTTTACTACATTAGGTCATTTATTTTCGTTAAGCTTCTTATCCAATGTTATGTTCTTAGCAGCTGAAGGCGAACCTATAGAAATTTCTTTATGGGCTAAAGCAACCGGACAGCAAATGAAAGCTAAAACTGCCAGTGAGCGTGGCGTTTAAATTAAATTCAATCCAGTTTTCTTAGTAGCTTCTATATTATCTTTAATAATACCATTAATAATGGCACGATCCTCATAGCCATATACGTGAAATAATTCATGAGAGGTAACACCTCCTCTCATGTACCAACTTAGTCTATAAATTTCGTCTTTAATTTCTTTGGCTTCTAAATCTAATCTGTCTACCAAAGATTTAGTTTGTTCTAAATCTAGTTTTAGAAGCCTTACGCGAAAAAATTGCTTTGATCTAATGTTAATTGAATTTTATCTTCTGTATTACAGTTACCACATTTAACATCTTGCTTAGGCATTGCCCAAGTTTCTTTATTTTCTTCTAATTTTTGTTTGATTAATCCATAAATTGAACGATCACAATTACGTAAAAAATCTTCTATAAATTCTTTTTCTGATACAACTACTTCAGCTTGAATAGTCTCTATAGTGGTTAAAAACAATTGTAGTTGTAGTGTACTTAAATCTTGATAAATTTTATCAATAGTTCGTTGGCGTTCTTCATCTTTTAATTCACTAGTTTGATACAGCATTTTTTGAAGTTTAAAATTTTCAATAGCAAAATAATTCATTTCTTCATACTGTAAAGGGCGAATTTTTATTGATAAGTTATCAGCAACCTGAATAGTGTTTACATATTTTAAATCTTTAAAATAATCTATTACTCCACTAAGATCAACATCATAATCATTTTCAGTTCCGCAATTCTTACAGGTATGACTTACAGTGATATTATTGCCAAATGTTGCTATTCGAATTGATACTAGGAGAGTATCTAAATCAATACTAGGCATTAATTTTGCGTTTTTAATAGTAGGACAGCAACTTTCAATAACTTTTGACGTTGCTTCTCCTGTAAACAATGCATCGGGCGTCTTGCTGATGATTTCATCCATACCCGTCATAGCAAAAATGGGTACATTTTCATAACTTCCACCGAGTACACCGGGCTCATAATATAACCCTCTACTGGGTAATGTTATATAGATCTTTGGTTGTCTGAAAAATTTACTTAGTGGATTGTTTTGATTCATATTTGATCCGATAAATATAATATAGATATTTATATGCGTAGTTTTTACCTGGAAAAAATAAATGAAAGTCGCTGATGCAGATGTAGAAGAGCTGGCGCGGGCTATTGGCAAAGCCATAGGACGAAGTAGCGGTGGTGGCGCAGGGCCGTCTGTTGACTATAGTAAGATCGGCGGACCCGATTTAGCCTCTAAAATAGAAGGGTCAATAACAAATCCTTTAATGGCAGGGTTATCCAAGATCCCTGGAGCAGGTAATGAAGTTGTTGCTAGTTTAAAACAAAGCCAAAGCGCATTTATGGATCTCAGCAAAGTAGGAGCTGGGTTCAGAGGTGATTTACTAGGATTAAGCATAGCAGCAGCTAATAGTCGAACGACTATCAGTGAATTTGCTGACATTATACGAAAAAATAGTGAATCATTAGTTGGCCTCGGAGGCAGTGTTACTAGAGGAGCGGAAGCATTTGCCACATTAAGCAAAGAATTTCACGACAGTCCAGCTGCCGACAGTTTAAAATTATTAGGATATACTAGTAAAGATCTAAACGAAGTATTGATGGTCCAGATGGGTTCAATGCGTTACACCCAAAAGATGGACGAGGCAGGCAAGAAACAGGCCCTAGAATCTGCTGCAAAGTTAGCAGAACAAATGGATGAAATGTCTAGGTTAACCGGAAAGAGTCGAGAAGAGCAAGCTGCTCAGATGAAAAAGGCTCAAGAAGATGCCCAGATAGAAGCTAAAATGAAGCTTATAGGACTTAAAGAAGGTCCTGAAGCAGAAGCTAAAGCAAGAGCATTATTTGCTCAACAATATAACGAAGCACAGCTCCGTGGCCAAGGACAAATGTTTAAGGAAGTATTTGCTACAGGCCAAATAATGAGTAGAGAAGCTGCCACACAGGCAGCATTAAACAGTCAGCAGGCAGCAGCAACAAGAGATAGCGCTCTTGCCACAGCTAAAGGAAATGAATCAGCAGCGATGGCAGCTAACGAAAGAGCAAGAAAAGCTGCCTATGATGACAGTAAGGATCCATCAAAACTACAAATTATAGCACTAGGTGCTGCTGGAGGAGAAGCTTCTAAAGCATTGGGTGAAAACATGATGGCCAATCGTGGTGTTACCGATGCTCTAAAAAGATTAGAGCTAGAGTCTGGAGGCACAGCAACTAATTTTGCCGAGCTTAACAAACGATTAAAAGAAAACTTAGAACAAGAAAAGGCTGGAAAAGATAATAATAATAAGCAGGTAAATGAAATAGCTAAAACAAATATATTGTTTGAAGCTAGAATGAAAGACGCTGCGGCTGGTATGAATGAGTATCTGCTAAAACCTCTATACAAACTTGGTCCAGGCATTGATCAATTTGCAAAATATCTTCAGGATGCACAAAAAGACTTTGGGGGTTCTGGAAAAGGCATACGTCCAGCAATTGCAGAAACAGCAGCAGGAAAAGGAAAATCAGACGACTCAGCAGAAGGAATGTTCCTTAGTGCGTTACGCGGAGCCAGTGGCGAATTACAAAAGGCCGCCGAAGCCGCTGGGGTAGCCATAGGTGCTATAACTAAGGAGATGGGAAATGTCATTAAACAAAATTTTGAAACATTTTCTCAATTAAAAGATTGGTCAACAAAATTTCGTAAAGACTTAGATGAAACTTTAGGAAAATACAAACAAGATGCTGGAAAACAAACTCCGCCTTCTACAACACCTCAGCCCGGAACTATTAAAAGAAATTCTGGTAGCATTGGTATGTCTGGTAAAATGTTCGAGGATTGGGGCGAAGGAACATTAGTAGAATTACACGGTATGGAAGCCGTGCTAACTCAAGATCAAATGATAAAACTGGCTAAAGGTATGGGCGGTGAAGGAGCTGCTAAAGCCTTTGGTGGTTTAAAAGGACAATTAGATAAAGTTAAGGATTCAGGACAGCTTGACCTATCGAAGATCAGTAAGGACATTACTACTTCAGTTTCAGGACAAACTGCTAAAATAGAACCTAAGGTGGAAGTTAAAACTTCCACCGGACCTAGCAAAGTAGAAGTTATCAACTGGCCTAAAGAATTAGGTAAGATCGCAGAAGTAGCATCTAAACCAACTGAACCGAAAAAAGAAGAAGCTAAACCAGTTGAGTCTAAGCCGACTGAGGCTAAACCAGTTGAGGCTAAACCAGCTACTCAAGCAAGTGTTAGAGCAGTTGATAATAAGATAGATTCAGGACCAAGTACAGCTACTCAAGCAAGTGTTAGAGCAGTTGATAATGTGCTCGATTTAACAAAGCTAAACTGGAAATCAGCAGCAGGCGAATTCGGCGAAGAATTAAAGCTTCCATTTGGAAGTTTATCAGATGAGTTTGGCAGTAACTTTGATGATATTATAAAAAATATTGAAAGCACGTTGTCTGGGATAGATTTTCAAGCCTTTGACATAGAAGATATGTTGTCAGAATCTTTAGAAGAGGAAATGGATTATATTTCCTCTGCTATAAAGGACGCTTTACCATTTGATGAAATGGGTGGGGTAGATGAAGCTACAAGTCAGCAAGAGAGTATGAGCTTATTTGCTGATGATATGCGAGCAGGCATTGAAGAAGTTAGTAATGATATACAAGATAATTTAGGCTCAATGCTTGATGAATACAATCAAGATGATACAGCAGAAGAAGATGCTGATTATATTTCTGCTGCTATAAAGGACGCCTTACCCTTCGATGAAATGGCAGGGTTAGATGAAGCAATCAAACAACAAGAAGATTTGAGTTTGTTTGCTGATGATATGCGAGCAGGTATAGAAGAAGTTAGTAATGATATACAAGACAACTTAGGTTCAATGCTTGATGAGTACAATCAAGATGATACTGAGGAAGAAGATACCGACTACATATCATCTGCAATAAAAGATGCACTACCATTAGATGACCTTGGAGAAAAGTTTGGAGATATTGCACAAGATATAGATGAAAATTTTTC